GTTGACTCAACGACAGAACTTCCAGAGATACTTACTTGGTTCCTCGGACCAGTAGCTGAGGATCGGTAAATACTACCAAGAAAGGAAAGCCAAGTGGCACTCACGCCTAGAGAAAGAACAGAACTTGCAGAAAGGTTCCTATCGGAACTAGCCAGGGGACTTCCAGAGGACGAACGCGTGATGGTCGGATACGCGGATGAGGCAACCGTCCAAACAGACTCAGAAGGTAAGAAACTCAATGCAGGCTGGTGGCCGGTTCCTTGGTCGCAAGGCAAGCACATTCGCGTGCAGGATAACTGCTATGTATGTATTTCAAGTTCCATACGCACTCCGAACCCACGCACTGGAGTACTTCGGTATTGGCGAGGAGAGTCAAGCTTCGGACACGGACTCGCGCTTATGGTGGACGATATCGGAACCGGAAAAGGAAGCAAAGGCGGCCTCGATTTGGATTTCTTCCGTGCTAAGCTTGAGCCTACAGCCATCGTGGAAACCTCCCCTGGTAATCACCAGTTGTGGTACTTCCTCGATCAACCGTGCGCAAACCTTCGACGCTTCAAAGCATTCCTCATGGGATTCGTTGCTGAATGTCTGGTGGATAAAGGAGGAGATAGCACAATTCGAGACGTATCTCGGTACGGCCGCATGCCTGTCGGAATTAACAACAAACGCGGCAAAGATGGCGCCTTCAAGTATCCAGTTGGCGATGGAGTATTTGCAGTGCGGCTTGTTGAAGCTGAGTACGGACGACGCTACAGCATGGATGAAATCGCAGCTAGACTTGGCTTTCAAATCATTGAGCCTGTCGAAAAGCTGCTGACGCATGAAGAGGAAGCCGAGCGCGCAGAGACAATTGTTTACGATTCAATTTGGCTGCGTGCTTCGATCCATGTGCTGTCCGCTGCGAAGGCTGGCGAAGGAACAGGCGGCGAAGTCTCGATGAATATGTCAGGCAAGTACCGAATACGCTGCCCGTGGGGCGATGAACACTCCAACGGTGATCCGTACGGCGCATATTTCCGCGAGAGGATACCGGGCGCGGAGTACGATTATGTATTTGGCTGCGGCCACGATACATGTCGCAAGGATTGGAAGCGAACGTGGGCTGCGTTCGTTGATAAAGTGGCAATTCCCGCCATCGCTGAGTCATTGGAAAAGGCAAATCGGGAGTTGAGTGGATACGGGGTTGATGCGTTCAAGGTGATCAAATGACCAAGAAGACGATGTCACATTTCAATGTAGTGAAGTCGGGGAAGGTGGTGGACTGCATCAAGGCAGCAGACATTGGTATTGCCGTCCAGGTTGCGATGGATAAGTGGGAGCGGTTTCTGGGGCGTGATGGTACGATATCAGTCGTGCCGACACCTGCAAAAGCCGTGAAGTTGGTGCAACCGGCAACGCGTTCTGAAGTCGCGCAATACGGCAACAGCGGTTGGCCGTACGGTTCAGCGGCATCGTTCAAGCATTGGTCCGAGTGGACGGCCAGCGACGTCATCGAATCGATGCAGGGGAAATGATCCATGTCTATTGATTTTGATGACGCAATGGACGGGGCGATGGAAGAAAGTGTTGGTAAAGCAGAAGAATTGAAATCGAGACAATTGGCGGCGCGTGAGCTAGTCGAAGAGCAAGCAAGCGTACTGCGGAAGGAAAAGGACATTGTCGCGCGAGCGCGGCAGCTGTTTGTATCTGGCGCAATTCAGTATGCGGACGTGAAGAAGGTGCGCCAAGGCGACTCATTCATATCGCAGCCGCTGATGACCGATCAGAACAAGAAGCTGGTGCTGGATGCGATGTTCAACGGCGAGGAGGATTTGCCACGACACGATCTGTTTCGTGGACGCGTTGTTGACCACAATGGCGACATTATCGATGACCACTATCCCGTGCTTAACTGGGTGGAGGCATTTGCAGCGGCCGGACTCAAGGGCGCATCCGCCAAGCAAACGCGCGAGTTCTTGCGTGAGTGGGCATTCCACAACAAACAGAATGACTTAATCCGTCACGTCGAAGACACGATGCCGGAGTGGGATGGAAAGAGTCGCATCGAAACGAAGCTAATTGATATTTTCGAGTGCAACGATACGCCATTGAATCGGAACTTCGGCAAGTACTTCTGGTTGTCGTTGTATGCGCGCGTCGTGATGCCAGGCGCATTGGCGCCGATTGTGTTATCGCTGTTTGGCGCACAGGGCTGCGGCAAGTCCCGCTTCACCAAGACCCTTTCCCAAATCATCACTGGTGACGATGAATCCGACTCGGTGCAGTTGAACC